TAAAAACGAAGACGAAATTATTGATGAGTTCAATAAGATGGTAAGTTATCCGGTTCATCTATTTGAATTTAGCGATGAACTTACTAATACACAAGACGTAATAATTAATAAGTGTCGAGTTGGATCTGAAGCAGATCAGTTCTTCTCCAACATGTATAAAACCAGAATCAACTATAGTGAAAATGATACTGGGTATTCTATCTACGATTTATTTGCAGATGACAAGTATTTACCGCGAATGATAAAAGGTGCTAGACGACATATTCGTAGGGATTCCTTTTATAACTTTGCTCTTTCTGCAATCAAGAACGACGCAAAGTATTCAGTTATTTCTATTCCATCCGGTGACGAATGGATGCAGGCATACTTCACTAATCCTGAGATCTTCAGTGGATATAATTTTATACTTGAGAAAAACAAAAAGAAGAGTGGATTGAACACTGGTTACTTTCAACTTGAGCAGTCCAAGATACTATCACTTGATAAAGATTTACTTAATAAATGGAAATGCAAACTTTCATATCGTCATTATTCCACCTTTGATATAAATAGCATCGAGAGTGACGATGTTTTCCATATTCGTGTCTATGAAAAGGGACAGAAGGTTTTTCCTAAGTGCTTTCCTTCGTTTAGAATTGGGTACATTCAACCGGCGGTAAACTTCCCACCTCTAACTGCAAAGTTCCTTTATGAAAAATATACTTCTCACATTGCAGGAGATAGCATACTTAATATTTACGATCCTTCTAGTGGGTGGGGCGGCCGCCTTCTTGGTTGCATGTCTATGTCTGATCGTGTTCCTGTACACTATATCGGAACTGATCCAAACAGCGAAAACTGGTTTGGCGAGGATTCGTCAAAGTACCACAACCTAGCAAACTTTTATAATACCAAAACCTATAGAGGAAACTTTTTCTTCAGTGACACCCATACTTTTGAAATGCATCAGTATGGATCAGAAGATATAGGAAAGCATATAGATCGAAAGGTCGATCTTGTTTTTACTTCTCCACCATATTTTAATAGAGAAGCATATTCAAATGACCCAACACAATCTTATAAGAAGTTTTCTAATTACGAATCTTGGAGAGATGGATTCTTAAGACCAACATTAGAGACTTGTGTAAAGTGGTTGAAGAATGACCGATATCTTCTTTGGAATATTGCTGATATTCAGGTGGCAGGAAAATATCTGCCACTAGAAAAAGATTCAAGAGATATTCTTGAAAGTCTAGGTATGAAATATGTCGAAACAATGAAGATGGCGATGGAAGGAATGCCCGGTCAGAATAGATTAGATAAAGATGGCAAACCAAAGTGTAAAAACTTTTGCAAAGTTCAAGGTACATACTTGAAATACGAACCAGTTTTTGTATTCTATAAAGAGTAATGGCAAAGAAGAAAACATTTCAAGAACCGACTCCTACTCCTTCAGTAGACGAAAAGCAGTACGAGTCCGAGGTTTATACGGCATATAACACCTATAGGGGTATTAGTACATCCAAAGATCACAAGAAGTGGGTGATTGAGTATGTCTCTAAGGAAAAGAAAGATCCAAACATCTATTCTCATGGTAAGACCAAAGAGTATAGTCCCTATGGTATTTGGGCAAGAATGCTCAGTCGAAATATTTCTATTCCCTCAGCAGAAAGAAAAGTGTTTGATGAATTTCTTTCTAGACTAGAAACCAAGTACAACGACTATAAGAAGACAAAACAAAAGTCAATTGAAGAGAGAACCAAGAGGTTTGCAGATACTTTGTGTAAGCATCTGGTAGACATCAATATTTTTGTTGATGAATGTTCTACTCTTATTCAGAGAAAGAAAAAGAAAGATATTGATGTAAAGAAGTCTTGTCAGAGATTTGAAATCAGTGCTCCTTACTACTCTGAGGTTATTTACTTTGTACAAGAAAAACTGAATGAACTATACCTAGCAAGAGATAAGAAGGACGAACAGTTGGTAGAAGGGTATTCTTACTTTACCAAATCACAACTTCTATCTTATATTGAGGTGCAGGAAGAACTTATTAACTTTTATCAGTCTAAAGTTGTAGAGAAGCGTCAAAACCGTAAACCTAGAAAGAAGAAGGTAAAGACCGCACAACAGATTGCAAACAAGGTTAAATATCAGGAAAAATATAATTCTATTGTTTCTATTAAACCCGAACAGATTGTAGGGTGTTCATCTGTGTTGGTGCTCAATACTAAAATAAAAGCACTTATTATTTACCGAGCAAAAGCAAATGAAACCTTGTCCTTCAAGGGCACAACTCTTCTAAATATTGATGAGGAAAAGTCTGTAGGTAAAAAGATTAGAGGATTTGAAAAATTTATGTCCAAGAATAATCTTCAATCTATAAACTTTAAATATGGAGAAAATCTTTTTTCTTCCATGAATACTAAAGAGTTTGTTCCAAAGGCTAGAGTAAATGAAAATTGCTTGTTTCTGAGTATCCAAAAATGAATGAAGCTGAGAAACTAAAATTTGCAGGTGAGTACAGAAAATATGATCCAGATGGTCGTCTTTTGCAGTATAAAAAAGGCGATACTGTAGTTTTTAATGGTCTTAATTATATTGCAACCAGAACTATAACGGGTAAATCTCCAATTTTTAAAAATAGTGGTTGGGAAAAAATAACATCTACTTCTACTTTTTATTGTCAAGAAACAGAACCAGAAATATCTTTTGAAGGTGATCGTTGGTTTAATACAACCACAGGTATTCTTTTTACAAGAGTTTGTGATACTGACGGTCTTCAGTGGGTTGCTACTTGACTTGTTAATTTTTAAGTGATATACTATTTACATGATTTTGCTAGATAATAATCAGATCGTTCTTGCCAGTATTTTTGTTGGTCTTAAGAATGATCCAAATGTTTCCGAAGATCTAATTCGGCATCAAGTACTAAATTCCTATCGTATGATTCGTCGTCTCTTTAATGAAGAGTATGGTGAACTTGTTATTTGTCAAGACTCCTCTAATTCTTGGAGAAAGCAGTTCTTTTCTCAATACAAGGCAAACCGCTCAAAGAGTCACGCCGAGTCAGAGTATAATTGGGATGAGATTTATAGAATTCTGAACATTGTTCGGGATGAGGTTCGTGACAATTTTCCATACAAGAATATGCGTGTAGAAAACTGCGAAGCAGATGATATCATCGCTGTTCTTGTAAAGAGTTATGCAAACCATGAGAAGATTGTTATTGTTTCAAACGACAAAGACTTTCAACAACTGCAAATTTATCCTGGCGTAAAGCAGTACAGCACAATGCGTAAGGAGTTTTTGGAATGTAAGTATCCACGAATGTTCCTTGCGGAACATATTATGCGTGGGGATTCTGGAGATGGAGTTCCTAATATTCTCTCAGATGATGATGTTTTCATTAATGATGAAAAGCGTCAAAATAGACTTACTTCAAAGAAAATGGATGAAATGCTAAGGGTTGTTCCAAACTTTACGGATGATAAACTTCTCCGAAACTGGGAACGAAACAGCACTCTGATCGATTTTGTCAACATTCCGGCAGAAATCGAAACTCGTATTTTGGATGAATATGCAAAACCTACCGTTGTATCAGATAGGTCAAAGGTTCTCCCCTATATGATCAATAATAAGCTAAAGAACCTTATTTCAGTTATTGAGGAGTTCTAATGTGAAACGAGATCACGGAAAAGATAGAGATGAAAGACCACTTCGTCGTAAGGATCGTGGTTCAATTGATAAGGAAAATACTTCCCGCAAGAGAAATGTAAAAAAGGATTTGCAGGATTATATTGACAACATAAATGCTGGCGAGTATGATGACGAGTTCGATGATGAATTCGAGGATGAATAAATGACAACTACAACAAATAAAATTAATCTTTCTAAGGAAACGCTTTCTGTTCTAAAGAACTTTGCAAGTCTGAACTCAAACATTCTTGTAAAGCCTGGTAATGTGATTCGCACAATTACTCCATCTAAGAATGGCATGGCCGAAGCCCTAGTACCAGAAACATTTAATACTGAATTTGGTATTTGGGATCTGAACAAGTTTCTTGGTGTGATTAGTTTGTTCAACAATCCAAATTTTGAGTTCCATGATAAGTATGTTATTATCTCTGGTGGTGGATCGCAAAAGGTAAAGTATTACTACTCTGAACCTAAGTTGCTGACTACTCCTACCAAGAATGTAAACATGCCAAACTCTGTAGTTTCTGCTACTCTTTCCGGTTCTGATTTTACTCAGATTCAGAAGGCATCAGCAGTAATGCAACTTCCAGATCTTTCATTTGTTAACAAGAATGGATCTATTGTTGCAGCAGTTACAGATCTAAAGGATCCTACCTCAAACAACTACGAAGTAGAAGTTGGTGACTATGATGGAAGTGCAGAATTTAAGTTCAACTTTCAAATTCAGAACATCAAGTTGCTCGCTGGTGACTATGATATTAACTTTGCAAAGAACACGGTTGCCGAGTTCAGTAATGTTAATACTGATCTAGTTTATTGGTTTGCAATGGAATCTGGTTCAACATATACTGAGTGATTATGCAACACAAAGAAAACGAGTTTCTGTGGGTGGAGAAGTATCGCCCACAGACAATTGAAGATTGTATTCTTCCCACAGAACTGAAGAAAACCTTCATGGACATGGTGAAGAGGGGAGAACCCCAAAATCTACTTCTGTCTGGTACTGCTGGTATCGGTAAGACAACCGTTGCCCAGGCACTTTGTAGAGATATTGGTGTGGATTCGATGATTATCAATTGTTCAGAAAATGGTAACATCGATACTCTCCGAACGGATATTCGACAGTTTGCGAGTACCATTTCTCTTTCGGATGCCAAGAAGACGGTTATTCTGGACGAATTTGATTACTCAAATGCTCAAAGCATTCAACCTGCACTCCGTGGTGCAATCGAAGAGTTTTCTAACAACTGTAGATTCATTATTACTTGTAACTACAAGAGTCGAATCATTGAACCGATTCACTCCCGTTGTACTTGTATTGAGTTTAAGATTCCACAGAAGGAAAAGCCTGCTATGGCACTTAAGATGCTTGGTAGGATCAACCAGATTCTGGAAAATGAGGGAGTAAAGGCCAAGGACTCTGCCGTACTGGCACAGCTAATTGCCAAGCATTTTCCTGACTTCAGACGGATTCTAAACGAACTCCAGAGATATTCAGTTTCCGGCATTATTGATGAGGGTATTCTTGCCAATCTTGCAGAAGTGGATATGAAGGCACTTGTTACCTCTATGCGTACCAAGGACTTTTCCGGGGTACGGAAGTGGGTTGTAATGAACCTAGATAACTCTCAGACGGAGATCTTCAGGAAGGTGTACGATAGCATGTATGACTTCCTAACCCCTCCTAGCATCCCTGAAGCGGTTCTGGTGCTTGCAGAGTACCAATACAAGTCTTCCTTCGTAGCAGATCAGGAAATCAATCTGGTAGCGTGTATGACCGAACTAATGATGCGTTGTGAGTTTAAGTGATGCCATCTCTGGGTGATTTTCTTAATTCTATTAATTACAACAAGAAGGATCTTATCAAGGAAGATCCTCTTGCGGAGAAGGACTATTTGCCGTTTGTAACGAATCGATGTCTATCTTACTTTCCAGACACCGTATTCTATGCAAATCAGATGAATTTGATGCCTCATCTTGAGAAAAAGATGCAATATGACTATTTACGCAACAAACTCTCCCGTAGGAGTCGGTTTAGTAAGTGGCACAAACAGGAAGAAAACAAGGATATTGATACAATAAAGCAATATTATGGATATTCTTCTCAAAAGGCAAAACAAGTTCTTCATCTCTTTTCGGAGGAGCAAATTAAAGAAATAAAGTCTCACCTAAATACTGGTGGACATAAATAGTAGAAAGGAAATCACATGAGCGCAAGAGACTATACATCAATATTAAACAAAGGTATAACTGCCGGTTCTACTTTAGGTGTAGAATTGATTCCAAAGCATAAAGCGGTATATATTTCAAACACAAATGCAGGAGTGACCGCTGGAGTTATTCTAAAGACAATGAAACCAGACGGCCAACCAGCAACTGGTAGTTTAACTTTAACTTTACCTGCTGGTGGAGATACTTTACTTCCTTTTAGAGTGTATAGTTTTGACACCGTTACCACTAACAATATTAGTGTTAGTTTTTTAATATGATATCTTTAACACAAGAACAAATACAACTTTTAAATTCGTTAAAGGGAGAGGTTGATAAGATCAAGGTCAACATCCTCTTGGAAAATAAGAAACTTGATCAGATTGCTGATGCTATAAATCAGGTTATTAATTATGTCCAGACCAACAAAGACACAACTACTACCCCTTAATTTACAGTATCTTCGATTCCCAATTTATAGGAGATATATTACAATGAGTTTTAGCTATCGTTTTCTATCGTTCATCGCACTTTTTACTTCAGTAGTTCTTCATTTTGCAGGTTTTGAATTTAATATTGTTTCTTGCTTTGCAGGACTCAGCATTATTCTTCTTGCATATGAAAACCACACCCTTCGTGCTCGTCTAGACGAAAAGCACAACTGGGATTACATCGGTGATCTTGAACGACGAGTTGATCGTGTGGATGAAGGAATTCTTTGTCTTCGCAATAAAGTTGATGCTTGCAAAAAGAACTCTTGCAATGCACCAGCATCCCAGGCAGTCTAAAAATTTTAAATTGTTCTAGAGAAACCCCGCACCAGCGGGGTTTTTTATTTAAAATCCCCGTTTTTATAAATATTGATAAAATCGGAGATATTATGGAAACTGATGATGATATTTTTCAAGGATTGGGTGTTGAAGTGACACTAAAGAACAAAGAGGACTTCCTTAAAGTTAAGGAAACCCTAACCCGTTTGGGTGTCTCTTCAAAACAAGAAAAAAAGCTATACCAGTCTTGCCATATTTTACACAAGCGTGGTAGATATGCTATCATGCATTTTAAAGAAATGTTTTTAATGGATGGTTTAGAAAGTGATATTAGCGAAGAAGATGAGATGAGAAGAAATACAATTGTCAAACTACTAGTGGATTGGGGTCTAGTAGATGCCGTAGATTCTACAGAATATGAAAAACAATTAAGTCTTGCTCGTTTAAAGATTCTTTCGCATAAAGAGAAGGGAGACTGGGAACTCGTACCTAAATACCATATAGGAAGGTGATATTTTATGGATTTTATTCAAGCGATAGGTGCTCCGTTTCCAGTTCAATTTTCTTCGTGCTCAAATAAGTTACCAGAGTTGTTTAGATGGACAGATGATGATAAACCAATAAAGGTTTACATTGATCGTGGTATTGCTTTAGGACTACAAGAACCAAGAAAAGAAGGTGAAAAAAAGATAGCATGGGTTTGCGAATCCAGAGCAATTTTTCACGCAAGTTATCCACGAGAAGCATGGATATCTCAATTAAAACAATTATCTGAAACATTTGATTTAGTTATTACTTCAGAAAAAGAAATGTGTAAATATGATAATATTAAGTTTTCTTTTGCTGGAAGTAATCTACCTTGGATACCAATACAAAATAGATTACCAGAAAAAACAAAATTGACATCTTTAATTGCTTCTCCTAAAAAAATAACATTTGGACATATGATTCGTCATATGATTGCAGAAGCAAAAAAAGATTTCATGGATGTGTATGGTGGTGCAGGTAATAGCAATAGGTTTGGTTTTGGTTCTTCGCCTTGGCCAGACAAATCAGAAGCAATTCTACCTTATAGATTTTCTCTAGCAATAGAGAATGATTCCTATAGCACATATTTTACCGAGAAAGTTACGGATTGTTTTGCTGCTGGCACAATTCCTATTTACTGGGGAACCCAAGATCTAGATTCTTATTTCAATTCCGATGGAATAATTAGATTGACATCTGATTTTAATTTTAGTACACTTACAGCAGAGTTATATGGAAGTAAACTTGAAGCAGTTCTTGACAACAAGGAAAGAGTTAAGAAGTTAAAGTCTGCGGACGATCATCTTTATGAATTAATAATGAATACTATATGAAAACTGAAATTGTTTCTTTTTACTCTGACATAGATGGTAGAACATATTACAGCGATCATGCAAAACGATTGGCTGAAAACTGTAAACAACACAATATACCTTTTGATATAAGACCACTTCCATCAAAAGGAAGTTATAGATTAAATTGTTTATCTAAACCATCTTTTATTCTTTCTATGATGGAAGAAAAGAAAAAACCTTTTGTTTGGATGGATGTTGATTCTATACTTCATGGAGAGTTAACTGTTTTTGATGATAAAGAAGATGACTGTGATGTTATTTTTGCATACCAACATTTTAAACCCAGAGAAAACGAAATTTTAAAACCAAAAGCATCTCCAATATATTTAAACTACAATGATGTTGTTCTAGAATTAGTAAAGTATTGGATTAAAAGATGTGAATACAATTTACAAAATCCAGAAATCAAAGTATTCGATCATGAAATACTCATGATTGAAGTATTACCTCAATTTTTAACTAAAATGAGGATAGGTGCTCTTCCTATAAATTACGCTATATGGCCAGGAACTAAAATTCCACAAGAGATGAAACCCATGATAACTATGGGAATAGCTGATGGCGATTCTAAAGAAAAATCATTGAGAGAAATGGGATTGAGTGAAAGTAATGTTAAATTTAATTTGGTGGGTAACATATGAAATTAGCAGTAATAGTTCCTTATAGGAATAGGGAAGAACACTTAAAACAATTTGTTCCGTATATGAATGATTATCTTAAAAGAACTTTAAAGAATGATTATTCTATTGTAATAGTAGAACAAGCAAATTTTGAAAAATTTAACAGAGGAACTTTAATCAATATTGGATATGATTTGATGAAAGAAAAATGTGGTTATATTTCTCCACATGATGTTGATTTATTACCAGAAGATGCAGATTATTCACAACCAGAACAACCAACACATTTGGCTGCTTATAGATCTCAAGCCAATTATAAACTAGAATATGTTAATTTTTTTGGTGGAGTAAATTTATTCTTAAACGATCATTTTTCACTAATTAATGGTTTTTCTAATTGTTATGCTGGTTATGGTGCAGAAGATGATGATCTTTTGCTTAGATGTTCTATTAGAGGATTAACTCCAATTAGAAGACCCGCGAGATACACATCACTGCACCATGTAGGATTAGAACTTACTAAAGAAAATAGAGAGATGTATTATAGTATTTTAAATAAAAATATATCTCCAACTATAGAAGTAGACGGTGTAAACTCTTTAAAGTATGATGTGATCGATGTAGTTGAAACTGACTACATTCATTACTATGTGAATTTTGAAAATGCAACTAAACCTATCTAATGTTACAGGTATATTCATAGATGGTCTTGGAAAAGACACAGAATCTATAAAAAAAATAATACTAGGTTTAAATACCAAGATTAAATTTGATACAATTATACACTTCTCAGTAGATCCAATACGAGACATAAGTAATGTCTCTCCTATTAGAATTAATAAGTTAACATATGGTGAGTATAATAATTTTTGTCTTAAGAATGTTTATCCATTTGTTCATACTGATTATACTATGTGGATTCAAACCGATGGATTTCCTATAAATCCTAATAATTGGACTGATGAATTTTTTAATTATGATTATGTTGGATCACCTTGGCCTTGGTTAAATTATGGTGGAAATGGTGGATTTTCTTTTAGGTCTCAAAAATTGATGAAACTGGCAACAAAACTTCCGTATAGTGAATATAACGAAGATGCTTTTATTTGTCATATAGCTGGAAAATATTTCATTGACAATGGATGTAATTTTGCACCAAATGAAGTTGGTATGAAATGGGGACTAGAGCTCGATTTACCAAATCAAACTAACACTTTGGAAGGAAAATTTGGTTTTCATGGTGGAAATCATTTAGAAGAAGGTAAAAGAATATTTTTGGAGAATTTTAAATGAAAGCACTAATTACTGGTGTTGCCGGATTACTTGGATCTAGACTTGCAGATTATCTTTGTGATAAAGATATAGAAGTAATAGGCATTGATGATTTAAGTGGAGGTTTTATAGAGAATGTTAATTCTAAAGTAAAATTTTATAATAATAATCTTGTACAAGATAATTTAGATTATATTTTTAATGAACACAATCCTACTCATGTTTTTCATTTTGCGGCTTATGCAGCAGAGGGTCTTAGTCCATTTATAAGAAAATATAATTATGAAAATAATTTAATTTCTACTACAAGATTAATTAATCAATCAATTAAAAATGATGTTAAAAGATTTATATTTACTTCTAGTATGGCTGTTTACGGTGCAGCAGAACCACCGTTTAGAGAAGAATATATTCCATCGCCTATTGATCCTTATGGAATTGCTAAGTATGCATGTGAAATGGACATTAAGGTTGCAGGTGAACAACATGGAATGGATTGGTGTATAATAAGACCTCATAATGTATATGGAATTAAACAAAACATCTGGGATAGATATAGAAATGTTTTGGGTATTTGGATGTATAACATTTTAAATGATAAACCAATAACAATTTACGGAGATGGAAATCAAGAGCGAGCCTTTAGTTATATTGATGATTGTCTTCCTTATTTTTTGGAAAGTGCAATAAATCCAATATGTTCAAAACAAATATTTAATATGGGAGGAGATACCAAAGTAACTATAAATGAGGCTGCTTATACACTAATAAATATTGTTGGAGGTTGGCCTATACAATATCTTGAGCAAAGGCACGAGGTAAAATATGCCTGGGTATCTCACGAAAAAATTAAACAGACAATTAATTTTAAATCTGAAACAACTTTAAAGGAAGGTTTGGAAACAATGTGGTCATGGGCAAAGACACAACCAAATAGATTAAGAAAAGAGTGGGATTCATACGAACTGGAAAAAGGAATTTATAGATATTGGAAAAAATAAATGAAAAATACTATAATAGCGATACTAAGTTATAATAATCCAACATATACTGATAGATTATGTGAAAATATTTTTAAAAAAATTAAAACAAATTATAATTTAGTAGTTTTAGATAATGGTTCAAATCCTGATAAAATTTCTAAAAATACTACTGATCTTTTAAACAAAAATCGTAGAATGACGGGCGGATTTAATGCGATTATAGATTTGATAAATATTAAGTTTTTAAATTTTGATTATATATGGTTTTTTACAAATGATTGTTATTTTATGACAGATGAAGATCCTTTGGAAAATATGTTAAACAAATTTTCAAAAATTACAGAATTAGGAATATTGCATCCTTCTCTCTTTTCTGAAGTTAAAGTTTGTTATGATGTTAAAAACGTAGGTAGAAAAGGAGTTAATATTGTAAATGAATATGATTTTGTTTGTCCTATGTTTTCAAAAAAAGCAATAGAATCTATAGGTGGTAGATTTAATGATGATTTTTTTTATGGATGGGGAATAGATCATGAAAGTTCATTTCTAGTTAGAAAAAACAACTTATTAGTTGGAATTAATCACGATATAATAGTTAATCATAACACATCAACTACATATGATACTGGTTTAGATAATTTATTTAAAAATAGAGATGAATATTATAATTCTGCTGGAACAGAAATGAAAAAAGTGCTGAGTGAAAAATATGGTGTTAATTGGCACTATTTATTTAAAACAAATTATAATACAAATTTAGGTATGTGGTATGAGTAAAGTCTGCATTTTAGTAGTAAGTCATAATTTTCCAGAACTAACAGATTCGTTATGTGATGATATTGTTTCACATACCAAAGGAGTTGATTATGATTTACATGTTATAGAAACTGGCTCTGGATTAGATAATTGCTCTAAGTATGCTACACTTTGGGTAAAAGATGGATGTAGAATGACTAGAGGGTTTAATCTACTTAAACAATATGCAGATACTGTTTTGAAATATAAAACAGGTCAAAAATATGATGCATATATGTTGTTTGTCAATGATGCAAAATTTATAGACGATAAAGACATCGTTACTATTCTTTATGA